CGCTACCCGTGCCTTCAACAGCAAGAACTTTATCAGTCGCATTTCCACCCGTAGATGTGCGGCCTATTGCCAAGCCTCCCGTCGCTTCCAGCGTCATCTTGGGGTCGCCAAACGTGATGGTGTTGCCTGCGGTGCCGGAGGGGGCGGTGAAGAATTTGTGCGTACCATCGTCCTGCACATAAAAAGTCGCGGCATCGGAGATTTTGTATTTCCAATTAGAGCCGTCGTAATGTGCGTTTGCACCAACGTAAATGTTTGGCGTTGAACTTCCCTGCGCTGCAATAAACGCACCGGCTCCACCAAGTTGCATCGCGGGGGCAATTGTACTCCACGCCGACGGCGTGACGCCGAGGCCGAGGTTGCCGGAGGAGTCGATACGCATACGTTCGGCTGCGTTCACCGTAAACGACATATTGTTTGTTGCGTGGTTGTACCCAATCACTGCAACGTTGTTGTCGGCACTATCTGCAAACAGGATGCCAGAGTCGCTAGAAGCGCCAGCACCGATTGTTAGATATGTATTTGAGGTACTCTGGAGGACGGCCTTTGAATCAGAATTTGGTGTCCCCCCGTAAGCCGGGCCGACACTCAGCGGTGCATTCGGGCTACTCGTCCCGATGCCGACGTTGCCGTCGCTGCCTTGGAGGAAGAATGCGTGGGTGTTGGTGTCGGATTCAACCCGAAAATCCACATCCGCGCCAAGCTCATTGACGACGACACCGCCGTTCAGGGTGGAGCCGGAGGAGACGGTGAGGGCGTCTGCGGACACGTCATCCACGTAAGCCGTGCCGTCGACGTACAGATCTTTCCACTCAGAACCCGAGGCGCCGAGATCGTAGGTATTGTCGGCAGACGGAATGAGGCTAGAGGCCACGTCGGCGTTGACGGTGACGGTATCCGAGGCGTCAGAGCCAAGAATTACGTTGCCGTTAGCGTCTAAGGTTGTGAACTTACCGGAGTTGCGGACGCTCTCGCCGATTTGGACGTTATCCAGCGTGCCGCCGTTGATGTCGGCGGTATCAGCAACGAGGCTGTCGATGTTGGCGGTGCCATCAACGAACAGGTCCTTCCACTCAGAGCCCACGGCACCCAGGTCATAGCTGTCGTCCGCGGAGGGGATGAGGTTAGAGGCCACATCCGCGTTAACCGTCACGGTGTCCGAAGCATCCGAGCCGATCGTGGTGTTGCCCGTTGAGGACAGCGTCGTAAAAGCACCCGTGGAAGCGCTATTTGCACCGATCGGCGTGCCGTCAATGGCGCCACCGTTGATATCAACAAAGTCATCCATCAAGACGACGTTGGTGCCGTCGACATAAAGGTGAGCCTTGAGGCCGTTCGGTACCGTGATACCGGTACCCGCGGAGGTTTTGACCGTAATGCTTTGGCTACCGGTCGTGTTGTTCTGGACGATATACTGTTTCTGAATCGTCGGGACGATCATTTCCCGAGTCGCGGTGAGGCTTCCCGTGGAAGTGACATTCAGGACCAGCGCACGGGCCGCCTGGGCGGCGTTGTCGTCCGTATACGACAGGGTGAGGTTGGCATCAGAACCGAAGTTCGGGTTACCATACCCTACGATGGCCTGCTCGAGCGTCGTGCCGAGGTTGGTGTTCGTGATCGTGCCCCAGGTCCCGGCGTTTTCGCCCGTTGCTTGGAGCTCGATCTTCAGATTTGTCGAATATGAACTAGGCATGTGCGTCGATTCCCTTATGTCGGAATTTGTGTCCAGACCACGGCATTTCCGTCGTTGACTAGCACCCAATTTTGTGCCTGTGAGTCATCGACATTTTGCCAGTTGGCTGTCTGGTTGTCATCAATCACGCTCCAGACAAGGACTTCTCCGACCTCGCCTGTTGCAAAAACCCCTGTTACCACTACATCGACGTCGGCAGTGACGACAACGGTGCCAACTTCCGCCGTGGCAGACAGGGTACTGAGTGAAACCTTGGCGTTGCCCGTCAAGCTGACAGTGCCAACTTGTCCCGTGGCTTCAACGCCGGTCAATGTGACGTTGGCATCGCCCGTGACATCCACCTGACCCAGCTGCGTCGTGCCTTGGACGCCGGTCAGGGTGACATTGGCGTCCGCAGTGGTGGTGACGGTGCCGACTTCGCCGGTTGCTTCGACGCCGGTGAGCGAGACATTGGCGTCACCGGTCACGGCTACATCGCCAAGGCCCATGGTGGCCTCAAGGCCGGTGACTAAAACGTCCGCGTTAGCTGTGACGGTGACAGTGCCGACCGAGGCGGTGGCCTCAAGGCCGGTAACGGACGTGTTCGCGTCCGCCGTAATAACAACCGTGCCAACCTCGCCCGTGCCCGTGGGCAGTGCCGCAAGGCTCTCGCCCCAAGGATCGTCGCCCCAGCCTACGCCAGAGGCATTCCACCCTTGGAAAGCAACGACGGCATCGGTCACTGTCGCCTCTTAGGCGATGCGAATGATCGCGGACGTCGAATCGGCGGTGGGGAAGATGACGGTGAAGGTGCCGTTCGTGGAAGTTTTGGCTCCACTGAAGTCCAGCACGCATACCGCGGGGTCTCCCGCTGCGGTGTCGTTGTAGATCAACGCGCCATAGGCCGTAATCGTCGCACTCGTAAACGAAATATCCGCAAAATCCGTGAAAGCGGTGGTGCCGCTGGACGTTGGGGTAACGTTCGTGAGCGTTCCGCCGCCTGCTGCATAGGTGCCTGAGTTGGCCACCTCGTCGGAAGACGTGTAGGCAGTGGTTGAAGCGTTAAATGACGCGTTATTGTCGTACAGCGCGAGCTTAAACGTGTCGCCAGTACCGTTGGTAAAGTCGTGCACGCCCTTCAAAAGCTCCACTTTGAAGCTGGTGCACATGAAGTTTCCACTGAAGGCCATGCTTATTCTCCTAACAAATGAACCAGCTCTGGATGACCGGCTTCACGAAGGCGATTGGCCTGCGTAATCCGGTCCTGTTCGACTGCTTCTTTAAGATAAAACTCCACAACATGCTGAATACGGGCCTTGAAGGCCAGCGCCTGCTCGCGCACGAGCGGGTGCGACTGGTCCCCGACCGAAATAATCTTGTCCGCGGCCCGTTGGGCAAGCTCCTCGGGCGTCCAGCCACGGCCACTGGCCGTGTGAACCTGCACACCTTGAAGAAATGCGGCGGAAGAAACGTCGATCATGGGCCCGGAGACTCCGATTTAATGGGTATGCGAATCATACCATCGCGGTATTCGTCGCGGCGGCGTCGGCCTTGCTGTTCGATGCCGAGGCCTTGGATCGCTTGCCGGTACGAGTTGTTGAAGTACTGCAACATCTCCGGCGGTCCCTTCGTATAGCTGTACGCTTGGATCAAACAGGCATAAAGCAGCGCTTCCGGCGCGTTAGTGCTAATCCAAGTCGTTGGTGTTGCAGGGGACAACTGTGTTGGGCGGTAGATATAGCCCAATTCGACGGCATAATCGGCCGCGGGCGTCGGTGCAATGTAAAACGTGTTCTGGTCCCACACGGAATAGTACTTCGGCACGCCTGTAGAGGAGCCGTTCGGCCAATATTCCTTCATGAACGACGTGTCACGGAAGTCTAGGAATATCTGCTGCCCATCGACCGTGATCATCATGTAGCGATGCGTCAAAAGATCCGCTGGCGCCGACAAAAACTTGTTGCCGGTCGTCATATTGGCGGCTACTTCAAGCTTGAATACGTCCAAGTCGATCTCGCGAAGGATCTGGTTCTCCGCCATCGTGATAAACGTATTGATCACCGAGTTGGAGAACACATTCGCGTCCACCTCGGTGTAGTTTCGGATGTTTGTGACCAGTTCGTCGTACGTCATGTCGTCGTCACCGTCACAGCCCCGACCTTGGCATCGCCAATCAAAGGCTGTCCTTCAATGTAAGGACGCATATCGTTGGTATTACGCGCTGTACCAAAGCTTTGAAACGCGCTAAAGCCTGGCGCGCCTACGAACACGGACACCGGTTCAATGCGATCGGGCCGCGGATCTTGCAAAGCAATGGCATCGCCTGTGTAACGAAGCGGATCCAACTGCGGCTCTTTCGGCTCGTAGTCGTCTGGGCAAACCATGAAGCCTCGCCAGTTCTTGCGAAGCACGGTGTACTTATACCGCTGGCCGCAGTAGTCGCAGAGGCCGTAGGAAAATTTGCCCGTTGCGAAGGCCATGTCAGTACCCCAGGTCCGGTACGAACTGGACGCTGGCCGTATCGCGATCTTCGTCCGCGGCGCGCTTGAAATCTTCTTCGTAGATTGCCTTCAACGCAGCGGTCCGGTCTGGCGCAAACTTCAAAGAAAGTTGGTACGCCAGTCCCGACACAAGGCAAGGCAGGAAGCGGAAGTTGATGTCCGTCGTATTGGTGTACGAACCAGCATCTTGGATGCGGCGTATCCGATAGTATACAAAGGTATAGTTTTGATCTGCCGCAGGATAGAAGAACACCTTTGGAATGTTCGTTCGCTGCACGTAGAACTGTGCAGGCCGCGCTTGTGTCGTCTTATCAGGGACGTTCAAGTAGTCAGAACGGCTGATTCGCTCGATGTAGATATCGGTCGAGGGGCTAGTCCCTGGGTCACGAATGACCGCAGACAGCACGTTAACCGTATCGGCATCCAAGGTGATTTCATTGACGCCCTGGGTCAGTGCGTAGGTCGCCTGTTCAATCGTCCACAGGTTTAGGCCTCGATTGGCCCAATCAAGGAATAGTAGGTTCAGCGAGCGGCGTGCGGAGTTAAGCTGATAGCCGCTTGTTCCCCGCATGCCGCAACGCTCGAAGGCCTCTTCAACCAAATCATCGATCGACAGGTTGAAGTCTGTGGTGCCGGAGGTCGCCATTCAATCAACCGCAAGATCCGCCTTCACGCATCTTCCGGACCTTTTTCTTTTTGGCCATGCCGCCCTTCTTGTAGCCCTTGACCATACCGCCGCCCATCATACCCATGGCCATTTTCTTGTGCTGATTTACATCACCACCCATAGCCATCATTACAGGTCCGGTCTTCTTGCTGGGCTCAGAAACCATACGGTTCTTTGGACCTTTTCCAACGCATCCGCCGCCTTTGGTCGCGGCTCCCATTCCACGTCCAGCCATTTTACTTACCTCGCATCGCGCGGCCGGCGGCATCTTTGCTCTTACGCTTCATCGCGCGGCCTTTTTTGTCCATCATCCCGCCCTTTTTCATCTTGCCAACGCCGTCGGCTGCAAAAGCGGGGACCATTTTGTTCCCTTTCTTAACCATCTTCATCTTGCCAGGCATGTGTATGCTCCTAATTACGACTAACACTTCCACCGGCGGCGAGCTTGACGGATCCGACTGTTCGGATCCTTAGCCGCTTTCGGATACATCTTCATCTGGCCCGCCGAGCGCGCACAAAATGACTTGCGTCGTTTCGCCCGCGCAGGGCTTGGGTTCGATTCAGTCACCGCGGTCTGGAGCTTACTGCCCGGGTTCGCCCGTCGGTATGCTGCCACACCTTTTTTGGTCATCCCCGCACCGCTTTTCGTGGAGCGAAAATTGCCACTCTTAACAGACGTGGCAATCCCCATTCCGCGTTTCGCCGTGCGGCGAGACGTCACGCAGCGGCTCCGCCTACAAACAGGACGGTTACGCTAGTGACGTTGGCATCTGCCAAGTCCACGTAAACGCCGTCTTTAAACAGAATGCCGTCATCCGGAATGATCAAGTCATGCGCGCCTGCCGCAGCGGGCGTCGTCAGGCTCAACAAAACCGTGCCGCTTGATCCACCGGTCTTCAGGGTAAAAGAAGATCCCGTGACGGTGGTGGTGAAGTACACCCCCTGCACACGGGTGCGCCCGTTCACGGCATCGCCGGATGCCGTGACGGTTTTAGCACTCAGGTCACTCGCGAAGCTCATGACAAGCTCCTATTAACGGGTCGCGGCGGCGAAGATGTAGTCAACCTTCGTTGAACGCGTGCCCGTCGCGCTGCCCGAAACAGACATCGCACCCAGTGCCAACTCCGTGGTCGGGATGTTGGTGGTGTGGGTCGCCACAAGCTGGCGGTTCACGTAAAAGCCCACCTGCCCGGTGCTTTGCACACGGAAACCGAGGGTGACATAGGTGTCATCGACGAGGTCCACCAACGAATCGGTTGAAGTCTCGGTGCCGCCTGATTCGGTTTTGCAAAGGATCGACGCATCGCCATCATTGACTTGGAACACGATGCGATCGGCAGCGGCCAACATGGCCTCTGGGTTCGTCGCAAAGTTCACCGTCAAGCCAACACAAATGTCAGTCTGGTCGGCATCGTTGCACTGCAACTTGGTCTCAAACCAAACCACCTTGTCGGCCTGTACCTTGAACACTTCGTTGCCCTGCACCGAAGCGCCATCGTCGTCAGTCGTCGCGGCAGAGGTTAGTTCAAGAACGCCGTTGACCGTATCGGCTACGATACCGGCCGTGGCGCCAGAGTCTTTGACCACGGTCCAATCGTTTGTGCTATCCAGCGCAACGCCCAAAAAGTCGTCCATGTACACGACGACGTCGTTGTCCGCGCCAATGGTAAGGTCCGTTCCCCAAGCGCCGGTAGCGCCCTTGCCCGAGTACTGAAGCGGGCCAGAATAATGCGTAGCAGCCATGTTGTCCTCACATGCGAGTTAAGTACATCTGTCTGCATGTCGTCAGCCGGGCCTGTCAGATGTACCGGTTTGTCCCGGGGTAATTGCACTATACGTCAGTAATCTAGATAAAAAAAGGGGGTCTTTCGACCCCCTTTAGTTTGGCTGAGCGATTAAGCCGCGCCGGGTGAGCCAAAGATTCCGCGAGGATCGCTGAATCCAAAGCTGTAGCGCTCGCGCGCCTTGTACCGCACGTTGCCGGTATCAAAATCTCCTTCGAAACCGGTCTTGATCGCTACGCGCTGGAACATCTTCATGCCGTTCGGGGCATCGGTCTTGATGAACCATGCGTCCGGATCGGTCAAGAAGTGGTTCACAGAGTAGCCCTGCGGCACCATGCCCATGTTCTTCACGGCGTTGATGTCGTTGTCCGCAGTGCCGACACGGAGGGTCGACTTGAGAATGCGGTCAGCCGTGAACATCAGCTCTTTCGGGATGATGAGCTTCAAGCCTTGAACAGCGATCTTCAGCCCACGCTCGTCGGTGAAGGCGGCGATGTCGATCAACGCCTGCTCCAGCGAGGTTTCGCTGAGGTCAGCCGAGACAGACAGCTCGTTGCGGAGGTTCGGGCCCGACAGGGTCGGGTGATCGTCCGCGCAAAGCGGCTTGCCGTCGCCACCGACCGAGGTGTCAAACGCGCCGTTAAGCACGCTGGCAGCCTTGATCTGCTTGGTTTGCGCCATGGAACGAGCCAGCGCCTTGGTGTAACGCGCCGAGAGACGGTCGTAGAGGTTGTCCTCCACGGCTTCTTCGGTGAGCGAGAACGCCAACGCGATCGTCTCGTGCGTATAGCGAGCGGTGTAGACTTCCTGCGCCTGGTCGTAAGCGACGCCAGCGCCTTCGGTCTTAACTGGAGCTTCGGCGAAGCCGGACTCCATCACCTCTTCTTCAAACGCACGATCCGAGGTTTCTACCGAGTAGATCTCGGCATGCTCGTTTTCGTAGTTCTTGTACTCGAGGCCGAAGAGGGCGTTCAAGCCCGGCTCCAGCTCCTTAACAAGTTGTGCACGTGAAATTGCCATGATTTATGCCCCTTAAACTCAGGTTACGGCCTTAACGCCAGTGCTGCCGTACAGGTGCTCGTTGATTTTCACAACGACCACAGCGAAGTCCCCGAGCGCGTTGCCGGGGACATCCCACAAGCCAACGATCTTCAGGTTCAATGCTGCCGTATCAGCGATGGTGGACGAATCCAGTTCCATCGAAGACACGCCCGTGGTGGTGCTGCCGCCCGTTCCAATGACATCCGCGTTCTTGCCGATATCGGCCTGAACGATGTCCTCGTCGGCTTGGATGATGAACAACTGGTTCGGGTCGTCGATCACGTCGGCAATGATCTTGCCGCTGGTGATGTTGACGCTGCCCGGATAGTAGTTCTTCCAAGTCGGCTTACCGGAGGAAGGGTCCACATAAAAACAGCCGTTAAATACGCCCAAGGCCGCAGCGTGCGTGCCTGGGTCAAACTTAACGACATACCCGCCTACGATCGTAACCAGGTCGCCCTGGTAGATCGCGCCTGCTTGGTTGTCCTCAATCTCGTAACCGTACTGCTTCTGGGCACCAGTTGCAGACAAATTGCCGAGAGGACGAAGACCAAAGGCTTTATCTACGTTTGCCATTTGATAGATCCTCTAAAAAAGTTATTCACTAGCTCTTCGAGCCGCCGAATGAAACGCGGGATCTGCGGGTCGGACGTTCGATGATCATGCTTGAATGAGCATTGCTTTTCATCAATTCGTTGTCCGCAGCCTGCATTTGGTCGCCCGCTGCCTTTCGGTAATGCGCATTGCGCTCTTCCACGGTTTCTTCAGGGATACGTGCCAGCAACAAACCGCCTACGCTGATGACGCCAGCGTGACGACCGTCCTGTACTGTTGGGGCGGGAAAGTCAGGGTATTCGTCGCCTCGGACGAGCTCATAGCCTTCGCGCAAGCGCCCGGCAATGTTCGTTCGATCTTCTACCCCACCTGCCTCAGCCCGAATCCAACGGTGCTTGTATCCCAAAGGAGCGGGAGGCGCATCCAGTCGCGAAGGGGGACTCCAAGGGCGGCGCCGCGCAGTCTTCTCGCGAGATTCGGATTCACGAGCAGTGCGATTCAGTGTTTTAGCGTCCGACATGTGTCTTACTCCTTCACGTACTTGGCGTATTCCTCAAGGGGAACGCCCAGCTTTTTAGCAATTGCCACTTGACTTGGTGTCAACCTGACAGTGCGGCGTGCAGTGTTGTTGATCCCGGAAGCCCGGGAAGCGGGGGCGACCGTCTGCACGGTTCGGCCACCTCCGTTTAGCGTTCCGCCGCCATTTCCAAACTTTTGCGGAAATGCCTGACGAATACGTTTGTCAAGTTCATCATAATACTCGTCTGAATTCGGGTCAACGCCCTCCACTTGAATCAATTGGCGGTGGATGCCCCACGCAGCGTGGGTCATGACGTTGTCCTTACCGTACCAATTGTTGCGCTCGGCCCACTCTTCCGCCCGCGGGTCGACTTGGCGAGCCTGTTGTACCGGTTGTTGTACCGGTTGTTGAGCTGCGGCCGCTTGTTGAGCTGCCAACTGCTGGTAATAGGCCTGACGCTGGGCCTCGGCCACGCTGATCTGGCTTTGCTCCATCGTCAAAGCGGTCAAACGCTGCTGGGCCTCGGTTTCCGTATCTACATCGCCCTCTTCGCGGGCTTTGCGGATAATTTGCTTGAGGGCTATGGCCTGCGTTTCGACGCGGCTCTTCGCCTCGTACAAACGCGCTTCGTCCGTCTTTTGGTAGCGCTCCTCAAGCTGCTGCGCATGAGCTTGGACTTGCTTGGCATAGTCCAAAGCAGCCTGTTCGCGACGTTGCGTCTCGCGCAGGCGCGCGGTCAGCTTGTCAATGCGCTTCTTGACCTTGTCGCCGTACTCGTCCAGTTCGCCTTTTTCCGGCTTTTCCGGAGCGACATCGCGAGCGACAGGGTTCTTGTCGTCCTCGGGTAACTCAACGGTTGCAGGGGATTCGTCTTCCCCTACGTTGTATTCCAATTCCTGATCGTTCATCTCGGGGATCTCCTGTTACATGTGCAGAATGTCTTCGGGGTCGTGGATTTTTCCCAAGACCTCGTCGTCATTGATAAGGCGGATCTCTCCGCCATCGATGGGGATGCGTGCACCGGCGTAGCGGCCAAAGATGATCCAATCACCTTCCGCGCACCACGCGCCGGTTGGGAATTTGGACTCATCGGCATAGGCCAAGGGACCGAGTTTGAGGACGTAGCCACAAACGGTCGCCAGGTTCTGTCGCCTTTGGGTTTCCTCAGCCAGCACGATGCCGCCTTTCGTGCGCTCTGCGCCACGGTACGGGAGAATGGCCATACGCCATCCCGTAGGATCCGGAATGCGCTTGAGCACAGAGGCATCGAGCTTGTTGGGGTCAAACCCTTCTTGGGTATACGCATCATCCAACGTGGGCACTTTGTTGGCTTCCTCTTCCTGCCACTTTTGTTCAAGCGCGGTGAGGGGTTTTGCTGGGGTACTCATAAGTCTCCTGTCAGATTGAAAAGCCGTCGTCGTCCGTTCGTGACTTCAAAAGCGTCTTCACGGATTCCTCTGCCAGCTTCAATCCTTCAAGACGACCCATCATGAAGCGATAACGCTCCATGTCAGCAATCGTGCCGTTCAGGATGATTTCTTCCGAGCTTTGTCGGAGCTTTCTAAGCTCTTTGAGAACTGCTTCTGCAAAATCAAGCATGGGTAGGTTCCATGAAAAGCAGACGGTTTAGCGCACCGTCTGATAGCGCTTTTGATCAGTATATCTTAACGGGGCGGTTGCCGTCCTTTTTCTTGACGGTACGCACAGGCCCCATCACGCCGCCTTTGCCCTTCTTGCGAGCGCGGCCGGCTTCCGAATACGCAATCGCAGCCGCCTGCTTTGCCGCAGCGCGCTTGCTCTTAGGCTTGCTCGTGCCAATGCGGCCGGTACGGCCAAACGAGCTCATCATCTCGCCAATGTTTTCACTGACGACCTTGTTGCTTCGACCCTTTTTAAGCGGCATTGCGGCCTCCTTGTGCCTTAGCCATTTGAAGTTGCAGTTTCTGCTGATCGATCTGCATCGACTGCTGTGCCTTTTGCGATTCAAGCTGTAGCTTCTGCTGATCCAACTGCATCTTGGCCTGATCGGCCGCGGCGCGTTGATCCAGTTCCTGTTTCTTGAGCGCGACCAACGGGTCTTCGCCGCCGCCTGCCGCTTCGCCAGAGAGCTGGCCTTGCAGGGCTTTGACTTCCTGCATGTAGGTTGCGCAACGGATCGCGACCATGCCTTCTTTTTGCAAAGCGGAGACCATGCGGTTGGGATCTGTCCCATAGGTTTTGAACAAGTCCGCTTCCACGTCTTCTTCGGCCTTGATACGAATGTGCTCGAGGATGTGCTGCTGGAGTTCCATGGCCGCCATGGGATTCGACTGAAGAATCGGCGACATGCCCATCATCAAGTGGTTGACGATATGCGCATCGTGCTGTTGGCCGGCAAACGCCTTCAGTTTCATCCCGTTGAGTACAGACGAGTTCTCAGAGGCAGGGTCCCGCGGCATTTGATTGTTTTGCGGAACCAAAATCCCGTCGATATCTCGCACATTGAGCGCCGCGTACACGCGATAGTACGCTTCGTACATGTTGTGCATCTGCGGAGCGCTTTGCGCCATCTGCAATTGCATCTGTGCGAGCTGAATCCGCTGCGCGGTGCTGAAAATGTTGGGGTCGGCGACCGGCAACACGGAGACCATGTTGTCGAAGTCCGTGCGCTTGACCTTGCGGCTCGCTCCCGGCACGTCGTACGGGTACTCGTCCGGCATGTACATGCCGAAACCTTCAAAGAGTAGCCGAAACTCCAACGACTGCGCGTAGTGCAGGCGTTTGTGGATAGCCGACATGACCATTGAGCCGCGTTCCAAGAGCGCGAGCGTCGTTCCCACCTGCGCGTACTGGTTTCCGTCGCCCACCTGCATGTCCGCGGTGCTGGAAAGGCGCTTTCCGGCGTCCACCAAAAAGCCAAGCAGCGAAAACAGCACTTGGCTCGGCTCTTTGTACGGCAGCGGCAGCAAAGAAGACTGCAATTCCGCGCCACCGGCGTCAATGTCACGCCATTCGCCAGGCTGGATCGGATCTGAGTCGTCCGCAATGCGCGCACCCTTGGCTTTGAAGCCCGCGGGCAGGTTAGCGAGCGTTCCTGCGTCCAAAAGTTGGCGCAATGCGCTGCTGGACGCCTTGGAAAGGCCGCCAATCAAGTGCACGAAGCCCAAACCGTAGGCGCCGGGGCCTTCGACGAGCACGTAATGCACAAAATAGTTGCGTCGGCAGCACTCTGGGTCGCCTTCGCGCCAGTTTCGGCGGATTCCAACGACCTGAAGCGTGTCTTCGGCCAGTGTCACGACGTACGGAAGCTTAATTCCGGTTGGTTCGCCGTCTTCATTGACGTCTTCAAAGCCCGGAATGTCCAAATCGACCAGCATTTCAAGCAAAAAGATCTCGCCGACCTCAGAAGTCGGCTGAATTCCGACGATTTTGTCGACGGCTTCTTGGATTTGATCGCCGCTTGCGGGCATCGACTGGTCGTCTATGGCGATATCAAGGTATTCGCCTGCGACAACGCGCTTTCGGAACTCGTTGGAGTCCATCGCAATGCGATGAGTAAGCCGTGGGCACTGCGAAACGACGCTCGAACCGCTGTACGGGATGTAAACATCGTCCGCCAAACACAGTTTGGAGACCATTCGGCGCAGTTGTTGGTCGTAATAGACCTTCTTGAAGGTCGATCCGCCGTATCCGGTGTAGTACAGGAGCTGATCAAATTCCGGTGTGTACTCTTCCATCACCGTCGTGATCTGATAATTCATGAAATCCTGCACGCGAGAGGCCTGCTGAAACTTGTCCACGGTCTCTTTGCCCAGGATTTGCGTGCGGACGGGGCCGCCGGCGGGCATCAGCTCCTTAAATGCCTGCGATTGGAACTGAATAATGGCCTCTTGCAACATCGGATGGGCCACGCCCGACGCACCGCGGAAGGGGCGGGTGCGCTCTTCCATGCGAAGACCCAGCAGATCCAGGCCTTTGGCGTACATCTGCTCCCAATCCGAGCGCGATCCCTTGTCCGCCTCGAACATCGCCGACACGTCTAACGCGATACGGCTCAGGACGAGCGGGTCGATAACCTCGGCAAGGTTGGCGTAGAAGTCGACTTCCTTCGCCGTCTCCTCTCCAATCTCGATCGTCGCGCCACCTTCCTCGTCCAAAATGACTTCGACGTCCGGCAAAGGCGCTTCGCCCTCGGCAATGACCAAGATGCCGCCGTCAGGCGCGGGGTTAACTGATTTATCAATTGGCATGTTGGTATCCTAGTCAATCAGCGCGTTGAAAACAACGCGGGCTAGTCTTGATCGCGGAACAAGCGACGAACAAACTCTACAAGCTGTTGGTTATCCATGCCTTGCACAAAGTTTTCCGCGCCCGGGACATCTTGTGGAGCCTGTGGCAGTTGACCAATACCTTGTTGCTCAGGCGGAACTTGCTGGACGGGCGGCGCTTGTTGTTCGGGGGCCTCTCTTCCGATTGGCTGAGGCTGGCCCAAACGCGCCCTGACGTTAAACCTTAGCTCGTCCGCCTTTTGTTTTTTATAGGCCAACGCTAACGGAGGAAGAAACGAGTCGCTCTCGTTAATGTTTTGGATCCCAAGCTTGTTAAAAAGACTTACTAACTCTTGACCATAGGGGGCCGGCATTACGTTGCCTGTTGCACGTCCAGCTCCACGAATCTGAGAAGCAACTTTAGGAGCGCCCGGAATATTAAAGACTTCAACGGTAGTAACGGGGCGCCCTCGTTGGTCACGAAGTGAATATATCTCTACTTCTCCGTCTAAAAACTGCTGGTGCTTTTGTGGGCCATACATTCCGTCTCTTGCATACCCGCCAACGGAATGACCAAGGTATGCGCCCTCAATCGCGGTAGCTTCTGCGTCTGTGATTCTTCTCCAAGTAAATCCCGGGTGGGGGGCGCTTTCAGGATAGGAAATTAAAGGCTCACTTACCCCTTCTAGGTATACCTTTGGATCAACCGGCTTGTTGTCTCTGATTCGTTGAACAACCGCCTGACGTGCTCGTATTTGTTCTGTCTTTTTAACAGATCCTTTGATGGCATCCTCGTACCGCAGTTTTTTAATTTCGCGAGGGGATAACGTCGCCAAATAATCAATCAACTCTTTTTCACTAAGGATTTCTTTAAGAGCAGGGTCTATTGTCCTAACATCGTATATAGGTTGGCCTTTCTCAATGGCTGTTCGCAGTGACTTGGGCAGGGTGGAAGGATCGGCTAAGGCTAGGGCCGCCATTTCTCTGCTAGGGGTAGTGTAGTCAGCGGATACTAGCAATTCCTTCGGACTAGTGAGGGCCTTGGCTTGTTCAGGATGCACATAGCCTACGTAGGAAACGTCCGGGTTTACTTCGGTTGCGCGAACCCCCTCATTAATTAACTTTTGCTGCATAAGCTCTTTGAGGTCTCGTTGAGCTGTGCTTACTTGATCAGTCACAGAATACCGACCGGTGGGCGTTCCTATTGTTTCTCTGCCTATAACTGTCCCTTTCATGCCCGTCATTCGATCGTAAATACGATTGATGTCTTCTAGTGCTTGAACTGCACCGCGGCTTGGGAAAAAACGGGTTTCTCCCGTTTCGGGATTAACGCGGCTTTTGCCCTCTCGTGCGCTAGACACAAGATACTCCCGTATTCCACCGGGTTGGTTTAGCCGTTCGGTCGAAATCTTCCCTGTTTTTATGGCTTCAAAGATAGGATCATTCTTTGTCCCAAACTGATTGGCATAGTAGTTCCTAACTTTTGTGTTAAGAAAATCTGCGATTGCGGACGTCTTTTCGGCGTCCATGCCCATTTGAACCCGAAGTTGATTAACATATGTCAAAGCATCATCAATTGTCCTGGCTACATAGCCCATTGGGGCCCATGATTTGTATTCAGGGGCCTCTCCCACTAACAGCCCGGGAGAGGCAGGCGCTGCGGTTCTTTTTTCAATGGGGACAGGTGGCGCGTCCGGGAAATCTAAGACGATGCCGTCTCCTGTAGGACGAACTACTTCAGAGCGGGGGGTGCCTTTGGGGACGGGCAGTGGGACGTTCTCGCCCAGCATTTGCGCAAAGGCCTCGGGGCTTGACGTACCTTGTTTGAGGTAATCGGATACCGCAGCAAGCGCTTTAGCCGCTTCGCCCTTGGGGTCCCCTTTCGCGCGCTGAGCGGCGGCAATAAAGGCGTCCACCGATTGGGTGTCCATAGCAGGGGCTTGGCCGCGAAGTTCTTCTGGAGATAGTTCACGAATCTTCTGTAACGTGCCACGGCCGAAGTCCAGCACTTCGCCGGGTAATGCCGCTAGGCCCCGTAACTGATCCATGAGCCCTGATCCAAAGGCCCCGACTGTACCGGCTACGCGAGGGGCTGCGAGGGCCGCTTCTTCAATCTGGTCGGCGTCTGGGTTCATCAAACGCATCAAGCGACGCAACTCTTCTTGGGACGTCTCTCCCGTTTCCGGGCTGCCTTCGGCGCGTTTAACGGGCGGGATGGTGATGCTCACCGGGCGTCGTACTCCGCGTTTTTGAGCAAGCCAGACTAGGGGGTTATCAGAAAGTGCGATGTCCCCTTCGTAGTCATATACGTCGTTTACCTGAATCGACCCGTCAGGCATGCGCTTAAACCTAAAGGTGCCTAACGTGTTTCTGAGACTCCCAGACGGTCCGATATTAAAATCGGAATCCAAGACGTCCAGAGGCAGGCTACCGTCCGCCATGTTGCGGCGAATGAACTCACGGTGGTGAGCGTAGCTCGCAATGCCCGGCAGCTCTTTCCCCGTCTTTTTGCTTCTTACCGGGTTCTTTTCTGCGAGATCAATAAACGCCCGCAGCTTCTCCAGTTCTTCTGAAGAAAAGTCCTTAGTCGTCAGCGGCGCTTGTTTTTTTTTATTGCTCAAGACGGATTCCAGGTACGTCCGTACCTGAAGGGGTAGGATAGCGGAGTCCGCTTCACCGCCTTCTGCAAAGCGGCGGGTCATCAGGTCACCCATGCGGCTTAGGGTTTCTTTGCCAAAAGTGTTACGCATCAGATCCTTCGCTGACATCGCATCGCGCGAGCGCACGTTCTCCGACATCTTCAAAAGTTCTGCCAGGGTGTCGGGTGCGCGCTCTGGCCCTTGGGCCGTGGTCAACGACTCAAGCTCCATGGCCATACCCTTCGCAGTGCCCTTGTCCGTCTTCTTCTCGATCGGACGACGCGTCGTGCGCTTAACGGTCTGCGACACAGGGGTGGACGAGAACTCAGTGGTCGAGGTTCCCTCGCCAGACTTCAACGCGTTCAGGAGCGCACGCGCTGACTCAAAGTTTTTGATAGAGTCCTTGTAGGTTTCTTTGGCCTCGCCCTTGAGCAAATCTTCCAAGGTGACGTCGCCACCTTTGGAGTAGCCCGGCGGACGGACCGCGCCGGGTGACAGGATGATGTTCCCAAAACGATCCGTGTAGTAGCCTAAGTTCTCCGCGCCGCCTAAGATCGTTGGCGAGAGATTCGGGTTTGCGGCGATCGCCTGCAAAGGCAAATCGCTCGTGCGGAGGCTCGGCAAATCCATGCTGGTGGGAATCGTCCCCGGCGTGAGTCCGCCTGGCGTTGGCGTGAAGTACGGGGTCGAGGTTCCCGCGCCCGGGGGTACAGGCAGTGGATTGGCAATGTAGCCCGGGGTCGGGATGTCCGTCACCGGGATGCCGCCAGAAGTTGGAGGCGGGGTGCTAGAGATCGGGGGCGGCGTGTAGATCGGAATGCCGCCGACATCAGAGGGCGGGGCGGGGATGCTGACGTCGGGGCCTTTTGTGCCACCGCCCCCGCGCGACGGACCGCCGGGCTTCCCGCCGACGTCCTTACGCAAGCGAGCGATGAGCCGGCCGATGTCCGAGTTGGGGTCGACCGTGCCGATCAGGTCAAAGAAACTCGGGCCACGGGGACGCTGTATGCCCGGCTTTTCATCGCGGTCATCGACCCCGTTGTTATTGGCATCGATGAAATCGCCTGTGCGAACGCCACGATCCTCTTCTACGGGAGGTTGGATTCCTCGCGAAGGCGGCGTTGGGGGCGGAGGCGGTGGCTGCGGCAACGGGCTGTCGATTAAGCCCGGCGGGACCACGGTCGCAGGAGGGGGCGGGGGTGGAACAGGAGCAGGCGCCGGTAC